TTGAGAACAATGTCGAGGTAGCATTGCTTCCATTCGTGTTCGAGAACAACACGGCAAAGACAAGACTGAGAGTGTTCAGCTTGGTTGACGAGTTCTTGGCAGGCGTACAGGCGGCTGGTGGTTTGACTGCGTATCAGGTTGTTGTTGACGAAACCAACAACACTCCAGCAATCATTGATGCCAACAGACTTAATGTTGACATCTATGTACAGCCAACAAGAGCAATCGAATTCATCCAGCTGACAACGGTTATTACAAGAACTGGCATCAGCTTTGAAGAAGTTAGAATAGCAACTGCTTAATATAGAGGAGGATAAAGATGCCTAATTTCACAATCGAAGGAAGAGCAAAGACGTTGCCTGACATTCAGAGAAACTGGATGTGGGAACTACTTATTCCTTCCATTAGCGATGTTACGAATGGAGTCATGGGCGATGTTGAGGACCTGATTATTCGTTGCAGAACGGCAGTTATCCCGGCAAGGGGTAACGAACCGATTGAAAGTAACTTCATGGGTATGAAGCAGTTCTTTCCGGGTAAGCCAACATTCACGCATACTTTCGATGTAACCATAGAAGAAACTCAAGACCAAATTGTACACAAGGCTTTAACAGCTTGGCAGAACTTGGTATTCAGTGTAAGTCCAACAACTCCGACTGGTGGTGCCTCTTTGAGACCACTCAAAAGAGATGTAGCAAAGGACATCTACTTGGTTATGTACAAGTATAATCAGGAAGAAATGGAAAGAAAGATTCGCTTCTACAATGCATTTATTTCCAATGTTGGTGATGTGCCGATGGACTACACAACCCAAGCCGCCGGACAATTTACTGCAACGTTCCAGTTCGATTTCTGGGAACTGCAGGGTTAATACTACAAGACATTCTTCTTTGTATAAATAACTGTGAGGTCCGACACACGGGCCTCACAGATTTTGATAAACATTTGTAACATGTTATAAGGATAGGATTATGCCAATAGGTGTAACTTCAGTCGAGTTACTAAGGTATTTTAGACAACCTGAAAGCGCTTTTGGTAAATCTGTACAACGTCCGTGGACATTCAATGCCCTTTTTATCTACAATCCTTTTAAGGGACTGTCGTTAGGGAGAAGTATTGAATTTCCCCCAGTTTTACAGACTTTCCATTTCGTGGATATAACCATACCAACGTATTCCTTCAATAAGGAAATTTTGATGTATGGTCAGATTCCGAGAACATTTCCGATACTGAACTTCAAAGGGTTTGAGGTTAGAATGACATTGGAAGAAGATGAGCAAGGAACTGTTGAATACTTCATAAATTGGAACCAAAGAAACATCATAAATAAAGACGGAACGTACAATGCTCCAGATAATGCAAAGATAAAGGCTTTGGCTATTGAGATTCAGGATAAAACAGGAATACCAATCGTTTACTACATATTTCACGATTTGTATTTCCTTAATGCTGACCCGGTAACATATGCATATCAAGCAAGCGATAGCATTAAAAGAAATGTGACTTTTGGAGTTGATAGGTTGTCAACTTACTTTACAAAACAGAACATTGTATCGAGAGGGCTTGGAGCAATAACAGGTACAATAGGTGGAATTGCAAATGCCATTCGTGGCTAATTTTAATAACCTTGGAGGGTTGATATGAACCAAATGAAAGATGTTAGTGATGAAGAACTCAGAAAGATTGAACAGGGTGCATCACAGAGAGAAGAACAATCTCCGGATTTGACAGACGAACAGTTGATTAACATGGTTAAGGCAACTGAGGGAGGAAGTGTAACTTTGGACGATGTAGTAAAGGCAAAGCAAGAGGCGGCACCCCCGCCAGCCCCGGCACAGCCTGCCCCACAACCACAAGCTCAACAGCCTTACCCAAATGCTAATTTTTGGGAAGTTACAAATCTACCTTCGTTGAATAAGTTCTACCCAGAAGGTACACGGATTTTCGGAAGGCCGATGAAGGTGATTGAGGTTAAGAAGATTTCATCTATGGGAGATAGCAATGGCGACTTCATTCTCAATGACATTGTGAGAAGAACAACTAAGGGAATTGACCATGATGAAATGTATGTGGCTGACAAGTTGTTTATCATTTTCTGGCTGAGAGCCAATACTTATAGAGACAGTGGCTACGTTGTGAACTTCGTTTGTCCGAAGTGTGAGATGAAGTCTGAGTATCATTTTGAAATCGACAACCTCGAAGTCCAGCATGTCACCGAAGATTTCAACCCTGCTAGTGAACTGAAAATGAAGGGCGGAGATGTCATTACTTATGACTATCTGAAAATCAAGGACGAGCTTTACATTGATAGATTCAAGGAATTGAACTATAAGGCGGTGGGTGAAGTCGATGACGAGCTGTTAGCAATGGCTCAGATGGTTAAAACAATTAATGGAAAGGAACTAACACTTTTGCAGAAGTATCACTGGGTAACGGAATTGGACCCCGGTGACTTTGCATACATGAGAAGTTATATGGAAAAGAAGGGAATGGGAATAAAACCTTACGTTAACGTAACGTGCAAAGAGTGTGGAGGTACCGTCCCAGTGGCGGTTTCGTTTCGCTCCGACTTCTTTATTCCCGAATATAAGTTTGAATGATATTCTTGAAGTTGAATTTCAGTTAGCATATAACATGAAGGTTCAGCCGAACTTTGATGAAAAGGAGTTTTTTGAACTGATTTGGCTGTATGAAAGAATGGCAGAACAAAGAAGGAAAGAGAACGAGGAAGCTCAAAAGAAGCCCGGAGATGTTTCTCTTTCAGATGTGATGAATCAAGGATAATAACCGTGGCAGACGAACAGCAACAAGAACAGCAAAAGAAAGGCTCTGGCTTTTTAACGGCTTCATTTCTCAAAAATGAAGCCTTTGCTCGAAGGTCCGAGGGACTTGGTAATCTGAATAAGATGATGAATACCTTTACGTCCAAAAACGTACAGGAACTTCAGAAAATTACAAAGCAACTTACAAAGCTCAACTTGAACTTCGAGATGCAGAGAAAGACAGCCTCAAGCCGAAAGGATTTCCTCAGACGAGAAGACCCAAGTAAAAAGCTTATTAAGCATGTGGATGACCTCGAAGGATTGATTAGAGAACAAAACAAGATGAGGAAAGCTGCCACAGGAGCCCTCAAATGGCTGAGAGGATTCGCAGTATCCGGATTTATAAGTTGGTTGCTGTTTGGAGATAAGGCACCAATAGTCAAGCTTATAAAAGGATTTGGGGAGTTTGTCAAGGAGTCGGGTTCTGGATTACTGCATACCATTCTAACAGGAGACTACTCAGGTATAAAGAGAGGATTCCAACATATTAAAAATATTGGAGGAGGACTTTGGAGATTCCTGACAACTGGTAAACCCGATAGACTTGCAAGTGACTGGAATCTTCTAAAACAAAGCGTCCCAAAGAAAGGTGTTATGGGATTCCTTTTCCACGGACAAGATGCTAAGGGAGCAACAGCCAGAAGTTTAAATGCTTTCTATAACTCTATAAGATTGCCGGGTGGGCTTTTCCAAGGACTAGTTTTTGGAAAATGGGACCTCCTTAAAGAAAGTTGGGAAGGGTTGAAAAATGTTGTTCCCGGCGGTGCATGGGGAGCTGGTGGAGTTGTAGCGTCAGTACTATTTGGAATCCCAATTGCTAAAGGTATAATTGGTGGAGCAGTAAAGGGACTAACAACAACAATAACTCAGGCTCTTAGCCAAGCCGCAGTTAACATGGCTACCGGAACGGGTGGAGCTTCATTGATAAGCCCGATGAAATTGCTCACACCATTCCTTGCTAAGGGAGTCCTTGCTTCGGTTGCCGGTGTCGCATTACCAGTTATTGGTATGGCGGTGGCTGGATACTTTGCTCATAAGCATATTATGAAAGAGGAGAAGGCACGTCTTGCTTACGAGAGAGGTGAGTATGAAATTCGGGATGCAGAAACAGGACAAGTCATGCATGAGTATGGAAAGCCTATTTACACGGAAGGTCCTGCCGCAGAAGCATATAAAAAAAGAAAGCAACTCGAAGCTGAACAAAGATTCGCCAAAGGACAACAAAGAACAGCGGAGCTTGCTGATATTCAAACTGAAGAACAGGCTTTGGAATATGCACAACGACATGGTATCGAAATAACACCAATTCAGCCCGGTGGAAAGAGGCCGGATATGGCTTCGATATTGACAGTTAAATCTTCTCCATCGACATACACGAGCCCGTTTGGCACTCCTACAAAAAAGGACCCCCTAATGTGGGCTCCGGGAGTTATGAAGTCCAAGGATAGCGTAAACTTGGATGGGTTAGATTCTAATACTAAAAAGGCTTTGAAGGCTGCGGGCCACGAATATTTCAAAAAGACGGGTGGACAGAAAGCATTTGTCGTGACATCGGGTTTCCGTACAAAAGCAAAGCAACAAGAATTGTATGATAAATTTGTCAATAATCAAAGTAGATATCCAGCGGCAAAACCGGGAAGTTCCCGACATGAAATAGGTAGGGCTATAGACTTGGTTATTGAGGGGCCGGCAGCTCCAAATGCTGCGGGATATAGCATTCTTAACAGACATGGATTCAACAGGCCGTTGACTTTTCGTGACCCGATTCACTTTGAACATGCTGAGGGTGATGCTAACCTTCCTCAGTCTCGAATTGCACCACAGGCTAATGTAGATACTAACAAGCCTCTTGACTTGTCGGATGAAACAATCAAACAACTTGCTGAATCAATGTCGGGTTCGATGAAGGGAGCATTCCCTCAGAATAATCAGAGCTTTGTATTAGATACTTCAATGAGAGGATAATATGGGATTTATAGACTCTTTCAATAAATCAGTTTTCACAAAAAGCTCTTATGCAGAAGCTGTCCGAGGCAAGGCTGGTTCAACGGGAGGACTCGGTCATGCAGTCATTCGAATTCAGGCAGAAGGAGAAAGATTCGGAGCCGATTATCCAGACCCTTATATTTTAGGAGTTGTGAAAGAAGGGGTATCATTTGAAATTCGAGCCAAGTATTCGGATTTGGGTGGACTCGGTGCGGCTGTTTTTCCGAAGTCCGCTGCAATAGTTAAAGGAGCATTTGAGAAGTTTAATGCCCTTGCCAGCACTGCTGATGTGGCTAATTTTGGAGCAGTATATGCCAGTAAAAAAATATATCAGAAAAGCGAGTACCTTGTCATCAAACCACAATTTAGGGTTGTCGATTGGCAGGGTATTGGACAACCAGTTATGACAGCTAAAATTTTAGCTTTGTATACAACACCTGTTGTTGTCATGTCTGGTAAGGAAGTTTTAAAAGCCGCTGGAGATGCGGCAAAGCCAGCGGTACAAGCGGCAACAAATACGGCTAAGCAGGGGGCCAGTGCCGCAACAGCGAAGGCTGAGAGTGCAGTGGATAAAGCTAAAGCTGAGATTGATGAAATGAAAAAGAGTGAGAAAAAACTTGTCAGTACCGTTGGAAATTTTCTTGACTCTAGTGTTGAAAATTTTGAAGGGGCATTTAATGATGTTGTAAGTGTAGCTGGAAAAGCGGCAGATGCTGTCGGAGGTTTTGGTTCAAAGGTTGCTGGTTCCGAACCAGTGCAGAGAGCTAACAAAAACGTCCTATCAGATATAGATGATGTTATTACCGTTAGAAGTTCTCCGATGCCAGTAAAAGTTTGGATTGGTAAATTTTTCCATAGAAGTGATATGATTATTGAAAGTATTGACTACAAGTTTTCAAAGGAAATGACAGCGGCAGGGCCGTTGTATGTTGACATTGGAATGACACTTAGCTCAAGAAAAATTATTGGTTCTCTGGAAGATATTGGATTGAATATAGCTGAGAAGAAGAGCAGGGTTTTGGGAAGTAACGCAACTGGTGTAACTGGGGGATAAAGATGGCGCTTAACAAATACAGGAGAACAAGATTTCAAGAGCAGGAAACTATTGATGGCGTTCTTGAGCAGGACATCCTTAATAATAACTGGGAGCTTTTTGAGATTAAACGTCCGATGTCATTTTTTACGGTTACTCCAACATTCATTCAAAGACCAGAA